ACTGCTCCTTCTGGATCTGCGAACACTATAATAACCACTGCATGTGGTCTTGAATGGATAAAAATAAATTCAACTACGGCCATTTCTGAGAATTATGTAAAAATTCTTGGTGTAGAAAGCACAATTTACTTTAAAGGTTCTACATTTGATGCAACTGGACCCACTGGCGGATTCGGAGCATCTGGAATAACTTTTGGTACATGCTGCCTTTATGCTCAAGAAAATTGGACAGATCCTCTAGGCAAAACATATATTGCAGGGGAAATAGTTTCTGCATATAAAGTTCCAAACAGATGGACCTGTGAATATTTTGGAAGAAGACTTGGACTCCATGCAGAATTTAAAGGATCAGTAACAACCACGGAACTTGGTGGATTCTTCAATGTCACTGGATCGTCTGGATGCACTCCTTGTGCAGCTACTCTCGCAAATTATACTCCATTCTCTCTGTATAATTCAGGTGGTTCTGCTGGTTATAGCAGCAGCGATAGTACGAAGACAAATACAGAAATTTTAAGCGCATATAACCAAGGAACTATTCTTGGTGTATTGTGGAATGATGATCCCACAATAAATTATTATTGTGATGTGGAAAATCCAGAAGTAAATGTTTTTGTCAATCCAGATGGAAATATTGGAACAGCAAAAGTTTATTTGAAGACTGAATATGTCGGTGGTCCATACGGATTTAAAGTTATTGGAGCTTATGTAATGGATCGTTTAACTGCGAGCGGAATTGTATTTGCAGAAACACCATCACTAAAAACAGGAACATTGACCGCTTCTTCTGGTGATGCCTCCGTCTGTCTCGCAAATATTCAATTTAATCTTTCTCCTCTAACATCTACAGGAGAAAATTACATGTCAGTATTTGATCTTCTTAGAGTGAATAAGATTGGTGTTTCAGTCGATCTTACAGACGCAAAGATAACTTCATTGTTTGGAAGTAATAATTACGACTTTAAATCTGTATTTGTGGCATCTGGAATTAAAAATGCTACAGGATATAGAGTAGCATCTGATGGTAAAATAAATTATATCAAGCAATACAAGACTAGTGCAACCGCTACCATCACTGCTTTATCTGGCTCTGGAACTTTAGACAATCTTGATTCTGAATTGTATATTTCAGATATTAATGAGACTATTTCTACAGATTACTTGGACAATAAGACATCTGCAACTAAAACTATAGGTTCTGGTAGTAGAGCATATACTCCAGGAAAGCCTACAGGGTCTTATACGGTTTCGTTTTCATCTTTAGATGCAGTATCAGGAACTGTGGAATTATCCTCTTATGACGCTTTTAGTCTTGGTACTGGTGGAGTCTATTTGGCAGAAATACAAGGCGCAACAGGAATCAGTTTTACTGTTTCGGCAATCACAAATTCCAATATAGATCTAAGCGATGTCAAAATTTACGCTGTTGCCGATACTGTAGCGGCACAGTCTTCAACTAATACTCTTACTGCTATCCTAAATATCTAAAATGGCTGCATATCCCTTTGACGATCAATTTCCGTTAACTAACTACCCCTACTCTAGTAGAACATGGAGTGGCAATGTCGATTCTACCACTAAGAAGAACCATTCTATGGTTGCATTCAAAGCTGGTAGCAAGCTACAGGCTTCTGAACTAAACGAATTACAGGAAATTTTATTCCTCCAGAATACTCTCAACATGAATATGATTCATGAATGGACAGGTACTTTGGCGGGAACTACAGCCAAGGGACCAGCATGGGAAGGTTCTACCCCACTATTGCCCAAAGCCAACCCACAAGGCGGTACGGCTCTTCCCTTGGTCGGATATACATTCGATAGCTCAAATGGAATTACTATAGCCTTCAGAGAAGGGTGGTATCTAGCCACACTTCCATCGGGTGTTAAAGATTGGGTGTATAACAATACGGATAAAACTGTAAGAATTAGTCCAACATCTAGCGTAGAATATTATGCTGGACTTTCTTTCGGAATTGATTATATTACATGCTCAGATGATTCGTCACTTAGCGACAACTCAAGCGGATCACCAAATACAAGCATTTGTGGAGCCGACAGATTCCAGATTAGCTTCTCAAGTGCTCAAATTACTGGAGCATCAGGATTTAATAACGATACTTTTAACAAAATTTTAAGCTTTAATGCTGTCGGATCTACTTTGACTATCAAATATATTAATGGCACGACACTATGAGGAATTTATGGCTGGTGAAAAACCTTGTAATTGTGGTAAGAAAAAGTTCTCAAACACTCCGTTAAAGAATCAGGCTTCTATCAAAAAGGCCATGACTATGGTTCAAGGTTATTCCTTAGCCATTGCATCCCGTGGTTTTAAAGACAAAAAAGTAGAGCCTGTAACAAAGCAACTTCGCGTTCTCAGTTGCTTCGGTAATGAGGCCAGCGGCGGGGAATTACCTCCTTGCGCCCATTTAAAGGCTTCTGAAACCCCAGGTAAATTTATTTGCGGGGCCTGTGGTTGTGGTGACAAGAAAGGGACTTGGCTTTTAGAGGAGGATGGATCGTATGCTAAACTTGATTATCCTGTTCTAAAATGTCCTATTGCTATGCCGGGATTCTCAAACTATATTCCCAGCACTCCAGAAGAAGCTGTAGAACCAGTTTCTCGTAAACACTATATCGAAAATTCTGATCTTTCACTAGTTCAAAAAGTAGAAGTAACCATCCCCGAACCCCCAGAGGAAGTTCAAAAGGCTTTTTCTGAAATTGAAAAGATGCGCCTAGAACAACTTAGGATTGCAGGAGTCAGTGTGCATACATAATTTTAATGGCACAACCTAACTCCAAAGAATCAATAATCCAGTACGCTTTTAGGCAATTAGGTGCTCCTGTAGTCGAAATAAATGTCGATTACCAGCAGGCTCAAGATCGTCTTGATGATGCTCTGCAATTTTTTTCAGAGCGTCATTTTGATGGCGTTGAGAGGGCTTTTTTCACATATCAGCTCACCGCAGAAGATGTGACTAATAAGTATATCAACACGAATAATCTTGGACCAATAGTTGGTTCTAGTTCTGGTGGTCCAACAGGATATGATATTCTTTCGGTTATTAGAGTTTTGCCGTTTGGTACTTTGACTAGCAACTATCTCTTCGATGTTCGCTATCAACTAGCTCTAAACGATGTTTATGGAATTAATACAAATTTAGGCTTTGTAAATTCTTCTCCAATTGCAAATTATGACATCACAAAAAGGTACATTCGTCTTATTGAGATGATGTTCGATCCCGAAAGAACCGCCAGATTTAATAAAGTAACAAATAAGTTATATCTTGAAACCGATTGGTCTGCAATTTCAGCAGGGACTTATATCGCCATTGAGGCATATGTAAATCTTAATCCTGATGTTTATACAGAAATTTATAACGATAGAATGTTAAAGAAATATTTTACCGCTCTTGTCAAAAGACAATGGGGCCAAAATCTTTCAAAGTTTGATGGTGTAGCTTTACCTGGTGGCGTTTCTTTAAGAGGCGGAGCAATTTTAGCAGATGCCGAAAGAGAAATTGCTATTCTTGAAGATCAAATAATTTCTGCATACGAACTTCCTCCAGATATGATGACAGGATAATATGGCAAAAAATCCGTATTTTAATTTTCAGTCTGGCGAACAGAATGTAACTGAAGATATTACTATTGAAATTATCAAAATGATGGGTCAGAATGTTTGGTATATTCCCCGTGAAAATGTAAATTTGGATAGATTGTTTGGTGAAGACCAGTTAAATAAATTTACTAAAGCCTATCCAATAGAAATGTATCTGGTGTCATTTTCCGGTTATGATGGTACGGATGTAATTACTAAATTTGGCCTAGAAGTCAAAGACAGAGTAACTTTAGTTGTTAGTAGAAAAAGATTTACGAACGAGGTCACAACGCACACTTCGACCATCGTTCGCCCAAGAGAGGGCGATATAATATATTTTCCCCTCTCAAAAACCATGTTTGAAATCAACTTCGTAGAACACGAAGCTCCGTTCTACCAGTTGGGCAAACTGTATGTTTATACGCTTTCTTGCGAAACTTTCAACTATTCGGCAGAACAGTTCCAGACCGGAAATACGGATATGGATACTATTCAGGATATCAAGCAAAATATTTACAACTTCTTACTGGGCGCAAATGTTAACGGATTTACAGCGTCCTACAATAAGACGGATCGTGGAGAAAAGTTCTATGTGGCAGGATCGCTATCAGGCACAACTGCATATTTCAGAATGCTTGATTATGATGTTTCTGGCAATACTATGACAGCAGAAATGATGGCACTGGATGGGGTTACTTTCTCCGGGCCAACAACACTTACAAGTGCTGTTTCTGGCATCACATATCTTGTTCGCCAGATCAATGGAACAGACAATTACGGAACAGTCAATGTTATTCTACAGGATGCAGATGGCGAAAATCCGCCATTGGATTATCAAAGAGGATTTACTGGCTCTGGAAGCAAGTACGATACTCCTATAATTAATTTTAGCGAAACTGATCCATTCTCGGAAGGCAACTACTAATGTTTAACACATATAACAATCAATCATTACGAAAGTTAGTAGTCGCTTTTGGTTCTTTATTTGATGAGATTTATGTTACCAGAAAAAATGATACTACTGGAACAACAGAAAATATAAAAGTTCCTATTACTTTTTCCTCAAAAGAAAAATTTCTTAGAAGATTAGAATCAAATTCTTCAATTACAGATAAAGTAAAAACGCAAATAAATTTACCATATTTGAGTTTTGAACTAACAAATGTTGTTTATGACAGACAAAGAAAAAGAAATAAAATAAAAGTATCGTCTGCGTATGATAATAATACAGAGATTACATCAAAAACTTTTTCAGAAACACCTGTTGATGTGCAATTTAAAGTGTATTTTTACAGTAGAAGTTTAGAAGAAGTATTACAAGTAATGGAACAAATTTTACCTACATTTAATCCAGAATTTAATATGAGGATTAATTTTAATGATGTATTTACAAATATTAATGTTCCAATTTCATACAATGAAATGAGATTGCTTGATGATTATGAAGGTAATTTAGGTTCAAGAAGAATTTTAATTGTTACTATTGCTTTTAATGCATCTAGTTATATTTTTAATGAAATTAAAACTGGAAATGTGCCAACTTCTACATCTTTAAATATTAATACTCTTTTGATCAGTGATGAGGATATTACTCCAGAAACGCAATCGATTGTAATAAATGAAAATCTTGCGAATAGTTTTTATAGCATTCCAAGTGTTGGTCTAAATAATCAGTTGACATGGACGGAAAGTGGTATTTTTTCTGAAAATACTCAAGTTATATTCACAAGAGAAGATACCGGAAAAGAAGTTGAAAGATTCTCTATACCAGCTGGGACTCAATCTATAAGCGCAAGTAATTATACAAAATTGGAACAATCTATAGTCCAGGATAGAGGATTATGCGGAAGTGGTCTTGTATCTGGATATTTCATGTATAGAATGATTGTTACAAACGGAAATACTACAGCATCTCAATCGTTTGTAATTACTACAATTACTGGGAGTGGAATTTGCTAATGGAACCATTGAACGAATTTTTTAATATTGAACAACCAAAACAAATCATCGGAATAACTCAAGAATCTTCACCAGATAAAGATTTTGATTATGCCAAGCGCAATATGTACGACATCATTGAGAAGTCAAAGCTTGCTCTTGAAGGGATTATGAAAGTTGCAACTGAAGGCGATTCTCCAAGAGCGTATGAAGTAGTAACTCAAATGTTGAAAACCATGTCTGAGATCAACAAAGATCTTATAGATCTTGAAAAGATAAAGAACGAAGCAAATAAGACTACTATTAAAACAACTAATAATAATTCATTCTTCATAGGCTCTACTAGTGATTTACAGGATCTAATTAATCCTGAAAGAAGCAAGAATAAAGCTATAGAAATGATTGATGCGAAGGTGGTAGAGGATGTCAAGGAAGTTTAAAGGTTACTTAGGTAATCCAAATTTAAAAGAGGCTGGAGTAAAGATCGATTTTACCGAAGAACAGATTCGGGAATATGTTCGTTGCTCCCAAGATCCAATTTACTTTATTAAGAAATATGTCAAGGTAGTCTCTCTTGATAAGGGCCTTGTTCCTTTTGATTTATACGATTATCAAGAGGATATGATCAAAAAGATGCATGACAATCGTTACATTATTGCCAAACTACCTCGTCAGTCTGGTAAGAGCACAACGATTGTTGCATTCATTCTTCACTACATTCTCTTCAACCAGAGCATGAGCGTTGGTATTCTGGCGAACAAGATGAATACGGCTAGAGAAATTCTTGGCCGTCTTCGTCTGGCCTATGAGTATCTTCCCAAGTGGCTTCAGCAGGGAATCATCGAATGGAACAAGACATCCATTCAGCTAGAGAATGGCTCAAAGGTCATGGCATCAGCCACATCCTCATCAGCAGTTCGT